CGAGAAGATCCTGAGACTTGTTCGCGCCGAGTTGCGCGCCACGCGTCAGGATGTCGAACGCTTCCTTCGACGACTTCGCGAGACCGGTCCGCATGAGCTGAGATACGGACATGGTTACACGGCCGACGTCTTCGCCGAGAACGTTCGCCGTCGTCAGGGCTCGCGCCGTCGTCGCTTCGAGCGCTGAGGAAGACGCCTTCCTCATGCCGTCCATGTTCTGAATCACGGACGTAACCGCCGTGTTCACTTCATCCATGGAACCGCCGTACGCGTTCGCGAACAGCTTCCCGGCGACGTCTCCAATCCGTTTGGATTCCTGAGCGGTGATGCCTAGTTGGGCCTGGAGCTTCCCCCGGCTCGCGCTGAGATCCATTGCTTGTACGAGGGAACCGGCGAGTGCGACGCCGGACGCGATACCGACTCCCGCACTCGCCTTCTCCATGAGACCTTGAAGCTTCGCCATGCCCTGACTTGCGCCCTGTGGATCAACTTCAATCCCCAGCTTGATCATGAGATTCCGGAGACCGGCCATTCTCTATGATCTCCTTTCGATCCCACTTAGGCACGAAGTTCTTAATCGGATCGGACTTACCGCCCATGCGCATCATGTTCGTAATCCGCTCCGCAAGCATGGCAGCGAGATAGTCGTAACGTTCAGCGCCGATCGGTCCGAATACCGTTTCGTACGCTTGCCATTCACGAAGCTCTCTCGCCGACATTGAAGCGTCGAGTTCTGCGACGGTTCGACCGAGAGCGAGCGCTAGTCTGAACTTGAAGGCTCGGTCTCGGTCTCGTCGAAACCCTCAGTCATTTCCTTGAAGGCGTCGTCCGTGAGACCGCAGAGACGCTGCGCGCTCTCGAATAGCGGCATGAGGATTCGTGCCGGGGCACTGTCGAGCTTCGCCGTGTCGGACTGATCGAAGTACGGCGAGCCGTCTTCGTTGATCGCGCTGAGCACGATCAGCTTCGCCATGGCGTATTTGGTGTTCGGCTTCGTCTGCCCGGAACTGAGCCGGATCGTGAGCGACTCCTGATAGCGAGTCAGCTCAGTACCACTGAGCCCCCGCATGTGAATGACTCCAGCGACCTTGCCGTGAGAGTCGAAGATCTCGACAGCCTCAGCGGGCATATCCGCCGTGATCTGCCAGAGATCGTCTTTCTTGAGAATGGACATGTCAGGGATTCTCTTTCTGAATCGGATACGGACACCTTCGGGGATCGCGCACACGATCGGGAGCACTTCGAGCGCGTACGCGATCCCCACCGGTTACGCCGGGACCGTGAGGTCTTCGGCAGGCTGACGCGTGATCGTGAACGAGATCTCGATACGCGCCGCTTCTTCGTCGGTCCCCATGAGCTTGTTCTGACTCGCCACCTTCACGGGGAAGACGGACATCTTTCGACCGGCGACGTCGCCGCCGTCCATTCGGATCACGTAACCCGTTGCGTCTCGGGGAAGCAACGTGCGAACGTCCGAGCCGGACGGGTCGGCGTAGATCGTCAGCGAAGAGTCTTCGGCTTCGATCGGTCCGGGGATCTTCGACCGGAAGCGCGAGTTCACGTCCGGCGTATCGATCTGGTTACTCGATACGGTCCAGCCGTCGAGATCGGCGATCTCTCCGCTCAGGTCCGTACCGGCGTTGATCTCGGCTCGGGTGACAGCGACGGTGTAGTTCGCGATCGTCGGAACCCATAGCCATTTGGTTGTGCCGACCGGCCAATACCGGTTTACCGGCGTGATCGCCGTAGCGGCCATTCCTTAGCCCTCCTTCGTGGTGGGAGCGCGCCGAGACCGCTTCGTTCCGGTCGGCTTGTCTTCCTGTTCGTCCGTCTCAGAGCCGCTCTCGTCGTTGTCGGGGGCTGACTCCGAGTCGGAAGCTTCGTCAGCGTCCCGGACGCCGGGAGCGTCGGCCGTCGGGACGGTCATCTCAGCGAGGGTCGCGTCTTCCGGCCGGACCGTTGCCCATTCGGGCGGCGAGTCCATGACGGTCCAGCCCGAATGCGCGTAGTGGCTGACGGACTGCGCCGGGACTTCGACTTCCTGACCGTCCGGCAAGTTCGGGTGACGAATCCATTTGGTTTCCATCGGTCTCCTTATGCGCTCGCGCCGATGATCACGACGTCGTACGTCACGGACGTTCCGGCACCGGAGTTCGCGATTCGGAGAAGATCGCCGGTACCGGCCGTGACAGCCCAACCGGTCGCGTCCGGCGCGACCCAGCCGACGAACCCACCGGGCTTGACGGCGAACGTGTGAGCCGCCGCCCCGAACGGTCCGACGAACTGATTCGAGGCAGCGCCGCCTATGACGACGTTGTTCGTGTTACCGGCCGCCGCTCGAAGGAAGAGAGCCTTCACGCGAGCGAACGTCAGCGACGCTCCGAGCGCATCGGTAAGGCTCCCGGCGAGATCGATGTCCACGTTTCCCGACGCTGCGAGAGTGTTCGTGTCGGCGTACAGCTTGTCGGCGGCGTTCGCACCGGTTCCGTTATCGAGATGGATCGACTGAGCGAACGCGAAGTTCGCCGACGGAACGGTGAGATCGGCTGACGTGTTACTCAGGTACGCGCCTACCTGAAAGAGAACGTCTGTGCTCAAAGGCATCTCGTTTCCCCCTTACCTGAATCCGTGATTGCGCGCTGTGGTATCGACGATCGCGCCGATCTTCTGATCAATGTCTCTCGTCATCTCTTGATCGGCGGCGTCGAAGAACCATGGTCGCGCCGCATGACGAACCCATGGCTCGGGAGGGGTACCGGTCGGCGCTCGGAAGAATCCGGCGCGACCAAGATTCGCGTACGCCCGTCCGTGTGGAGCTTTAAGCCGATTGGATACGAGCGTCACACCGGCCGATCGCTTCGTGAACGAAACCGCCACACGAAGCGAGCCGGGAATCCGTCGCGACCATTGCGAGTTCTGTCGGGCTCGTGACAGCGCACGATCACCCGACTTCTTCAGCATCGGTCGCATTTCCTTGCGGAGATCAGCGGGGAACTTCTCGAAGTCGCGAATGAAGTCCCGAAGCGCTTTGGTCCCGGGGTTCTTCTTAGCGAATTGCTTTGCACGTTCCCGAGCGATCTTCTCGGCACGAGCCTTATAGTCCGTCACAGTCGATCACCTCGAACCATCACGGAGCATGTGAACTCGCCACCGTAGTAACCGATTTGGCCGTACTCGTCGGCACCCAGCGGCCGGAAGTCTCGGATCTGCGCATGCTCGACGACGCCGCCGAGAGTCCGGTTCCGTTCGATCGCCTGGAACAGCGAACGGTCTCCCGTCGGAGTCGAGTACTCGGCGAGACGAAGCGCGCCGGTCTCGTCGAACGCTGACGACGTGAGAAGGATGATCGAAACTTCGAGATCTAGGCGAGCCCCGGCAACGGCCTTCCGGTAGTCGAGCACCGTAGGAACGCCTACGATCGCGTGTGGCGGCTTGATCGTGCCCGTCGGGGACAGAGAGACCGAGAGCCCGTCAACGTCGCTCAGAACCGCTCTCAGAGCTTCCATGACGGCTCTCATTAGCCCACCGTCCCAGCACCGTAGCGTCTGAACGGTCCGAGAAGATCAGCGACGTCGGGATCTTCGGCACGGATGCGAACCGAAGTCCCGAACTCGCCGAACCCGGCAACACCGAAAGGCGCGTCTTTCCGCTTCAGGATCGACGTTGCTCGGATGATGCACGACTGAGCGACGGCGTCAGGAACAGCCGACCAACCGTGAAGCCCCGTGACACTTACGGTTGGTCGGCCGGTCCGGTCCATGGTGAACAGACGTGATCCCGTAGCGACGATCTTCGTGTACGCGTACGCCGGACCGAGAGCGGCGGCGTTCACGGGGAACAGCGTGTAATCCCCCGCTAGCCACGTATCCGAGCCCGTCACGATCACGACGCTCGACGCGTCGGCGATGTCATCGACGTACAGAACGTCGGTGAGATCCGGCACGTATACGTGTGTAGTCGGCGTCAGGTCTTTCCAGAATCGACGCCGGGGGAATCCGCAGTAATTGTCAATGGCGCGCGAAACAGCGTTGATCGCTCGCTCGATCAACGTGTCAGGGATCTTCTGATACTCGTCGTCGAGTTGCTCGCGCAACTCAGCGACGGAACAGTACCCATTGACGACGGCCACAAATTCCCCTAGGTGAGCGTTCCGTTTGACTGGAGAATCGCGATGATCGCGTTCACCTTGTCGGCGAGAACCTTGAAGTTGGTATTCAGCGTTGCCTGACTGAAGGCAGCGCCGACGTCCGAGATCGCGTTACCACCCGAGCCGGTCTGTCCAGTAATCGGCGCGACGGTTCCGTACGACCATGCGAACGTGTTTGGATTCATGTTCGACGGACTCGGCATGAGCGGACTCCGTTACTTGTCGGTCGGCTTCGGAGCGCTCTTCGTCGGACCGGTCTTGGTCGTGAGCGGAGCGGACTTCGCCGTCGTTCTCGGCGGCGTCTTCGTGCGCCGGTTGGGCTCTCCGGACTCAGCCTCAGCGGCCATATCCACCGGCTCGTCTGCCGGGGTTACCTGGAGCGCTTCCGGAGGGTTCGCCGGACCGTGGCCGATCTCGCCGTCATCAGCGAGCCCGATCACGGAGAGGTCCGGCCGACGGTCTTCGTCGGGAAGGTTCTCGACGCCGACGGCCGGTTCGTGACGAGCGGTCTCCGGAATCAGCTTCTCGGTTGCTTCCTCGACGTCGTCCGGCATGGTGACGACGTTCTCGGGACGGTCCGAGTCGCTGAGCGCGTCGGCCGTTCCGGCATAGACCATGGACTGAGCTTCGTCGTCCGGAAGCTCGACGACGGAACCGACGGCAGGCCACGGAACGCCGTCGCGCGTTCCGCTGAGCTGAACCTTGAGCTTGACTCTCATCTCTCTTACTCCCTGATTCGTTTCATGCGCTGAGGAACGGTCCCGAGCACGGGGAACACTCGGAACCGTTCCGGACTAGGCGGCGTTACCGGCGAAGTACTTGATCGCGCCCGTGAGGTCCACGAGAGCCGAGTCAGCGCGCATGAGCGCACGGAACGTGACTAGGTCGGTGTTGAACGCGTAATCGTCGGAGCGCTCGAAGCGAACGCCACCGGCGAGACGGATGAAGAACTGAGAGAAGTCGCCGAAGAGCACGCTCTTGCCGGACGTCGCGACGGCGGCGACGTTCGGGTCAGTGAGCACCTGCTTGCCCATGATCGTGTCGGGAGCGTCAGCCGTAAGTCCGGGCTGCCAGATGTATTGACCGGTCGTGTCCTTGAGCTTGCGCGCGACGGCGACGGAGCTGTCTCGCATGATCCACTTCGCCGAACCGGAAGCCCGGTACGGAGCGATCACGGAGTAGAAGAGATCGATCAGGTTGTCACTGGTGAACGCGCCGCCGACACCGGCACCACCGGTCACGCCGAGAGTCGCGTCAGTGACGACGCCCCGGGGCTGAGACGAACCGGTGCCGGTCATGGCGTGAGCGCCGAAGGCGTTACCGAGAGCGCGACCGGCTTGCATCGCTAGGTAACCTTCGAGGTCCACACCGGTATCGTCGAGAAGCTCCCGAGAGACCTGGATCAGCGTTCCGTACTTGTACGCCCCGAGCGTGATCTGACCGAACGCCGGATCGGACGCCGCAATCGCGCCGCCTTCCGTCACGATTCCGGCCGTGCTGTGAGACGTGGTCTTCGGAACCTGGATCGACTCGCCGCTGTTCGTGTTAAGCACGGTCGCACCGGCTTGCATCACGGCCGAGACTTCGATCAGGTGCGCGACGAGCCTCTCGTAAAAGCTCGTCGGAACCGTGTTGCCACCGGCACCGGCCGTCAGCTTGGAAAGAACACGGTAGTTGATCGGACCCTTCGGCATGACGTCGTAATAACGACCCTTCTCGCCCCGAAGGAACGAGCGAAGTTCGTCGTTGTTCTGCTCACGCTGAGCGGCTTCGGGAGTACGGGGTTCCGGCTTACCGCCCCGAATCTCGTTGAAGAGTTCGTCGGTGGCCTTCGCGCGCTTCTCGGTTTCGAGAGCCGACTTGATCCGAGTGTCGAGCTGGTCGATCTCGTTGTTCAGCGCATCCCACTTGCCCTGCTCTTCGGCAGAGAAGTTGCGGTTCTCCTCAGCGGCGGAGTCGGCGAGAGACTTCGCTTCCTCCCAGACATTCGCGCGCCGCTCACGGAGTCGGTCAACAACGCTTGACATAGCGTCGCCTTTCCCTTCGAGTGATCGTGTGATCTTCGTTGGGATCGTTGGCGACGTACCCCGGAGTACTAAATTACGGCGCTGATCTGCGCGAATGTCTCGGCGGGATGGCTGACGGCCTACCCCGAACAGTAAGGGCACCGGATGAACAGAAATGGCTTTCGGCCTACCCCTGATCTTCCGGTGCCCACCGTAGCACCACGCGCCGGTAAAGCGCGACTAGTGCCCTACTTCGGACCCTCCCGGTTCGCCAAAAGGCGAGCGACGGCGGCCGGTCCGAAGGTCTTCGGCTTCGCTGTGCTCGGGGTGTCGGTACGCACGAACAGCTTGCGAAGCTCCCCGGCGTCAGCGAGCGAGCGGATCTCTTCCTCGCTCGCGTCCACACGGAGCGCGAGCGAACGGAGTCCGGCCGACGTGTCGAGATACGCCGGGGACACGACCGGCGCGACGTCCACGAGCGTCCCCGAGATGAGACGACGCTTCGGGAAGTTCTGGTCAGTCACGCCCCACTCGTCTTCATGCGTGACGAAGGCGAATGAGGATCGCTGGATATCGCCACGCTTCACGAGTTCGACGATATCGGCTCGCGCCTTCGGCGGCTCGACGGTGTAGTCAAGGCCGGTGCCGTCCACTCCGAGTGTGAGCGTACGTCCGGCCGTCGTGCCGAGAAGGAAGCTGTCGTCATGGTTGAACCGAGCGACGACGTTAGGCCAGTTCTTTCCCCGGGAGTCGTTGAAGAACGACGGATCGACTTCCTCGACGAAGCCGCCTAGGTTCTGCGATGGCTTGTTGAACACGGCAGCGTAACCACCGATGCTGTCGCCGCCGCTGTGGGACTTACGCGCTTCGAGGGGGAACGTCGTGTACCGGCGCTCGGCTGACTTGTTACTCACCCTTACTCCCTTACTTGATTCGTTTGCCAGGAAGCGCCGGAAGCTTCCGGCCGTTCGTGGGGTCTCGGTTCTCGACGTCGTCCGTCTTCGGAAGGCTGAGCTTGATTCCGCTGTTCCATTCCCGGTCTTTCCCTGGGGGAGTCTTCGGGATTTCGTTAGGATCAGCGTTCGGATCAGCAACGGTAGACGGCGGACTCGCGTCTGTAGGAACCTGAATAGGTTCCGGCGTCTTCGGCTTCGGCAACGGCGGACGATTCTCGATCTCTCGCACCTCATCGACCGTGAGGAACCCGGCGTCGATTCCGACCTTGTGAGCCTCATACCGAGTCTTCGTGTCGCCGCGAAGGATTCCGTCGGGGTTGAACTTCACGAACTGTCGTTCAGGGAGTAGGTACGACAGGTGATCTTCGATCAGAGTCAACCACGGGAGAAGCACAGTCGTGTACACATGTAGCGAATTCTGTTCCGGGCTGTTGTACGTGAGTGATCCTCCCGTCTCGCCGCCGACCCATTCCGGGGGAATCCCGAAGATCGCTGCGATCTGAGTCGCGTTCATCTTCATCGTTTGAATGAACTGAGCCTCTTCGGGACTGATCTGAATCGCGTTGAACTCCCAGTCAGCGCCGTACGTGAGCGGACGACCGGAACGCAGCGAAGAGACGAGTCGAGCCGTGATCTCTTCGGCTTGGTCAGTGCTGACGGTTCGCTGCGTGTTCTTGAACGTCGCCGGAGGAACGCCGCCGTTCTGGAACCATGACGAGCCGTACTCTTGCGCGTTCAGACCTACGCCGATCGAACGAGCGAAAGCCTCAATAGGAGAGAGACCCTTGACCTTCCCCGGTTCAACGAACCAAGGAATG